TTAATGCTGAAGCTAGAAAATACCAACAACAAGGTTTTTACTGCCCAGCCCCTGTAAAAACTAAAGACTTTATTAATTACTGGGATGACCAGAAAATGAAGTGTAAGTCAGGCATTATTGTAAAAAATAACGGTAATGCATGGTATATCAGTCGGGATTATTACATGTGGCTGAATTTTCTTCCTATCTACGACAAGGAAGAAAAACGTTTTGACTTTGCAAAAGTCAGAGATGCTCAGTATCACATGGCTTTGTATGAACAGCTAGCAGAACTGCACTACAAACACTCAGCTATTTTAAAGAAACGTCAGATAGCCTCATCGTATTTCCATGCAGCTAAGTTGATCAACATGTTCTGGTTTGAGAACGGTGCCGTTCTTAAGATGGGAGCAAGTCTTAAAGATTATATTTCAGAGAAAGGTACTTGGCGTATGCTTACTGAATACCGTACATTTCTAAACGAGCATACTGCTTGGTACAGACCATCTGATCCAGATAAAGTATTTTCCTGGCAGCAGCGTATTAAGGTTCGTATTAGTGGACGAGATACTTACAAGGGTAATAAATCTATTATTACTGGAACCTCTTTTGAAAAAGACCCAACAAATGGTGTCGGTGGTCCGTGTACTTACTTCTTTCACGAGGAGGCTGGTATTGCTCCAAAGATGGATCAGACCTATGAGTATATGAGACCAGCCATGCAGAGTGGTATGATTACTACAGGTATGTTTATTGCTGCAGGCTCAGTGGGTGATTTAGAAGCCTGTGAACCTTTGAAGCTAATGGTACTTCAACCAGAAGCTAATGATATCTATGCAGTAGATTCAAATCTTATAGACAAAGAAGGAACTATAGGAAAGACTGGATTATTTATTCCTGAGCAGTGGAGCATGCCACCATTTATAGATCAGTATGGTAACTCTAAAGTAGAAGAAGCTCTTGCCGCAATAGTTGAAGAGAGGATAAGGTGGAAGAGAGATCTTACTCCTGAGCAGTATCAGTTAAGGATATCACAGAAACCAACAAACATAGAGGAAGCTTTTGCCACAAGAAAAGAATCGGTATTTCCTCCTCACCTTGTATCCAAACAGATTCAACGTATTCAGGATAAAGAATACTCAGTAGAATACTTAGATCTTTCTAGAAACGCAGAAGGTAAGATTATAGATAAGCCTTCAAGGAAGATTCCAATCATGGAGTTTCCTATATCTAAAAAGACAGAAGACAAAGAAGGAGTTATTTGTGTGTATGAAAGACCTGTAAAAGATCCTACGTTTGGGATGTACTATGCCGCTGTTGACCCTGTAGGAGAAGGTAAGACTACAACTTCTGAATCACTTTGTGCCATCTATATCTACAAAAACCCGGTGGAAGTTATAAAAGATGAGGGCAACGGAAAGGTTACTAACACTATTGAGCGGGATAAGATTGTAGCCTCTTGGTGTGGCAGGTTTGATGACCTGAACAAGACGCATGAACGTCTGGAGCTAATGATTGAGTGGTACAACGCCTGGACCGTAGTGGAAAACAACGTAGCCTTGTTTATTCAGTACATGATTAGTAAGAAGAAACAGCGTTACCTGGTACCAAAGGATATGATCCTGTTCCTAAAAGACATCGGGGCTAACCGGAACGTATTCCAAGAATACGGGTGGAAGAACGTGGGTACACTTTTTAAGGGCACGATCTTGTCTTACGGGATAGAGTTTCTAAAAGAGGAACTTGACCATGAAACCAAAGCTGACGGAGAGATTGTAAAGACCTTCTACGGAGTAGAGCGTATTCCTGATATCATGCTTCTAAAAGAGATGCAGGCTTACCAGGACGGAATAAACGTAGACCGGCTGGTAGCTTTTTGCTCCTTGGTTGCGTTTGCTAAGGTCCAACAATCTAACCGTGGGTTGGCTAAACGTGTAGAGGTTACAGAACAAAAGTTGGATAACTCCCAGAAATTTAGTAAATTAAATTGGAGCCCCTTTAGACATTTAGGTGGCTCTAAAGGTGCTAGTTCTGGTATGAAAGCTCCCAGAAACCCCTTTAAAAATATAAGATGATCAGTTATAGCATACTTCCTGAACAAATAGTGTTTCAATCTACCAATACGTATGGGGTAGAAATAGTCTATAAATACGTAACTAATTAATTATCATGCAGATATATAATGCTCTAGATCTAAAGGCTGGTAAGAAGGCCGAATATAACAAGATGGGTACCCTTACCCAGCCTATCCAGTTTTTATTAGAGAAGGAAAAGGATGAAGAATGGAGAGCGTGGAACCTAGATTGGCTAGAGTTTCAGGGAATGAAGCAGCTTAGGCGTAATGCCCGTAGGCTGATGAAGAACTACAAGCTTGCAAAAGGTATTATAGATAAGTCAGACTACATTGTAGAAGAGGATAACGAGATGGCAGATTTGATAGATACTCTTACCAAAGAGGATGTATCAGCACTTGAGTTAAAGTTTTATCCTATTATTCCAAATGTAATCAATGTGTTATGCAATGAGTTTTCTAAACGAAGCTCAAGAATAATGTTTAAAGCAGTAGACGATATTTCTTACAACGAGATGTTGGAAGAAAAAAGGTCTATGATTGAAAACATATTGCTAGAAGATGCAGAGCGTAAGATGATGCTAGAAATGCTATCAGCTGGTATTGAGCTTGATAGTGAAGAAATGCAAAAAGCAAATAGTCCTGATAATCTTAAGAAGCTTCCAGAAATAGAGTCTTTTTTTAGGAAAGACTATAGATCAATGATTGAGGAGTGGGCTACACATCAAATGAGTGTAGATGAAGAAAGATTTAAGATGCAAGAACTTGAAGAGCGTGCTTTCCGTGATATGCTTATTACAGACCGCGAGTTCTGGCATTTTCGTATGATGGAAGATGATTATGAGCTAGAGCTTTGGAATCCTCTTTTGACTTTCTATCATAAGTCTCCAGACGTGCGATATATCAGTCAGGGTAATTGGGTAGGTAAGATGGATCTTATGTCTGTATCAGACGTAATTGATAAGTACGGATGGATGATGACACAGGATCAGTTAGAAGCTTTAGAAGCTATCTATCCTGTACGTTCTGCTGGTTATGCAATACAAGGTTATCAAAATGATGGAACTTATTACGATCCAACTCGTTCTCATGAGTGGAATACTCAGATGCCATCCCTGGCTTATAGACAATTTACTTCTGTGTATGATGCCCAGTTTGGTACAGGCGATATAGTAGAATGGATACTGTCTGACTCAGAAGATACTGTTGACTTTGGAAAGAGTCATATGTTAAGAGTTTCTACTATTTATTGGAAGTCTCAACGAAAGGTTGGACATCTTACTAAAATCACAGATGAGGGAGAAGTAATTCAAGAGATAGTCAGTGATATTTATAAGGTTGTAGATAAGCCTATTTATAACACAACTATTTATAAAGAAAAGTCAAAAGATAATTTAATCTACGGAGAACACATTGACTGGATCTGGATTAACGAAACATGGGGAGGTATTAAGATTGGACCTAACCGTCCAGCATTCTGGGGTATGAACAATCCAGGTGGTATTAATCCTATTTATTTAGGATTAAATGGTGGCAAACCTGGTCGTATCCCATTCCAGTTTAAAGGAGATGCAACACTTTATGGCTGCAAACTTCCGGTGGAAGGTGCTGTATTTGGTGATAGAAACACCCGCAGTATTTCATTGGTTGATCTGATGAAGCCATACCAGATAGGTTATAATATCGTGAATAACCAGATAGCTGACATCTTAGTTGATGAGCTAGGCACGGTTATCATGCTGGACCAGAACGCTTTGCCTCGTCACTCTCTCGGAGAAGACTGGGGTAAAAATAATCTGGCCAAAGCCTATGTGGCAATGAAGAACTTTCAGATGCTGCCTTTGGATACTTCTATTACCAATACAGAGAATGCTCTGAATTTCCAGCATTATCAGGTTTTGAATCTAGAGCAAACTAATCGTTTATTATCTAGGATTAATCTGGCAAGTTATTTTAAGAACCAGGCATTTGAAGTAATTGGTCTGAATCCTCAGCGTATGGGTCAGCAGATTGCTCAACAGCAAACTGCAACTGGCATTGAGCAGGCTATGAACGCCAGCTACGCCCAGACAGAGCAGTACTTTATTCAACATAGTGACAACCTTATGCCAAGGGTTCAACAGATGAGAACCGATCTGGCTCAGTATTATCATTCAAAGAAGCCTAGTGTAAGGCTTACCTATATTACTTCAAAAGACGAGAAAGTAAACTTTGAAGTAAATGGTACAGAACTTTTACTTAGAGACTTGAATATTTTCTGTACTACAAAGACTAACTCTCGTGCTATTATGGAGCAGCTTAAGCAGTTGGCTCTAAACAATAATACAACCGGAGCTTCTATTTACGATCTTGGTAATGTAATTAAATCTGAGTCTATAGCTGAACTTACTGGTGTTCTTAAAGCTGCAGAAGAAAAGAGTATGGCTCAAAAACAGGCAGAACTACAGCAGCAACAGCAAATGCAGCAGGAGATGCTTCAAAGCCAAGAGCGTCAAAAACAGATGGATCTTGAGTTTAGAGCTCAGCAGGCTGACATGGATCGTCAGAAAGATATTACAGTAGCTGAAATTAGAGCAGCTGGCTACGGATCTATGGCAGACATAAATAAAAATGAACAGTCTGACTTTCAAGATGCACTAGATAAAATAAGAAGTGAAGAACGCTATCAAGAACAGATGAATATTAAAAAAGAGCAAGTACTTACTCAAAAAGAACAAGGAAATAGTAAGCTACAAATAGAAAAAGAAAAGTTACAGACTCAGCGTGAAATAGCTAATAAACAGTTAGAGATAGCTAGAGAAAACAAAAATAAGTATGATGTTTCTCCAAAAGGGAAATAAGTTATAGCTCTATTATCCATACTTCAGGTCTTTCTACTCAGCAACTTTTAAATTTTTAGGGTTTAAAGTTGTATATTATTATTGTAGAAGTACCCCATAAAAACCAATACAACTTATGGAAAACCAAACAAATGTGCAGACATCTGTACAGCAAGTAGACGTAGACATTGATAGCTGGCTTGGAGCCCCCGGTGCTGAAAGCATTGTAACTCCAACAGCCGATGAGGCAAAAAAGCCTGAGGCTAAACCCAGTATCTTTTCTAGTAAAGAAGTAGATCTCAGTTTTATAGATCAAGAAGACAAACCTGAAGAGGTATCTAAAACTGAAGAAAAAGGTTCCACGGAAAACAAGGACACAGAAGTGCCAGTTTCCCGTGAAACATCTACAAATGTCTTTGATGAGCTAGATCAAGAAGAAGAGGATGAAAAGAAACCTAAAGGTGGTCGTCCAAGAACTGAAAAGTCTGGTCTAGTTGAGTTTTTAAAGAAACGCATTGAGTCAAAGGAAATGTTTGCCTTTGATGACTATGATGAAAGTAAACAATCTCTTGATGACTACCTAGGTGGTCTTGGAGAGAAAGATATAGAGGAGCTCTGGCAGGCTAATATAGATAACCTTAAACAAGAGGTGGCAGCCAAGACTCCAAAAGAGTTCTTTGAGTCTTTACCTGATGAGTTGCAGTATGCAGCTAAATATGTAATGGACGGTGGTCAGGATCTAAAAGGTCTTTTCCAAGCTTTGGCTCAAGTTGAGCAGGTTCGTTCAATGAACCCAGCAGATGAAAATGACCAAGAAGGTATTGTAAGATCTTATCTACAAGCAACTGGTTTTGGTTCTGAAGAAGAGATTCAAGAAGAACTAAACACTTGGAAGGATCTTGGAGTACTAGAAAAGAAAGCCAAACAGTTTAAGCCCAAGCTTGACCAAATGCAAGAAGAAATTGTTCAGGCTCAATTAGCTGAACAAGAAGCAAGACAGCAGCAACAAGAACAAGCTGCTCAGGCTTACATGCAAAATGTATTTGAAGCTCTTCGTCCTGCTGAGATTAATGGTCTAAAACTTGACAAGAAAACACAAGCCCAACTTTATAGTGGTCTTGTCCAGCCTCAATATCCATCTATCAGCGGGCGTCCAACCAATCTTTTGGGACATCTTTTAGAGAAGTACCAGTTTGTTGAACCTAACTATCCGCTGATTGCTGAAGCTCTCTGGTTATTATCTAACCCTGATGAGTATCGTCAAAGCCTTGTAAAACAAGGTAAGAACCAAGCAGTTGAACAAACTGTACGCCAGCTTAAGACTGAGCAGAGTCGTAAAAACGTCTCAACTTATCAGGAAGAAGAAGACTCAAGACCAAGAAAAATAGCTAGACCTCAGAATATTTTTAAACGCTAATAATTTTATTAACCCCTAAATCCGATGCCCTATGGCAACTCCTGTTTTGAACAATGGTATCTTTCTACGAGATACAAGCTATCAAACTAGCTCACACGTAGATTCTTACCACCTTTCAAACCTTCTTAAGAGTGCCGAACCAACTGACCTTGGTCCGGTAGATCTATGGGCAATGGCTCAAAAGGTAGAAATGCCTTTGTACCAGATGTCCAGCTTTGGAGGAAAGAACGTTATCTCTGTAGATAACGCACGTGGTGAGTACAAATGGCAGATCCCTGTAGCTCAGGATCTACCTTACATCACAGAAGATGTAGAATCCGCTAATGCCACTAAAGGTATTGACGGACAGAGCTTTAAGATCAAAGTAAACAAGCGTTCTTTTGGTCATGGTGATATCCTCACTTATGACAAGTACAACGGACTTGAGATGTACGTAACAGCCGATGACATTATCCCAGCTGGTGACGGTTTCATCTACACAGTTCAGCTTGTTAACAATGACAATGCTAAGTTTTTGGATAACAAGTACCTGAAAGTTGGTACTAAGATCTTCCGTAAAGGATCTGCTCGCGGTGAATATGGTGAGCGTTTCTCTGATCTTGGAAGTGTTTCAGCTGGTTTCCGTGAATTCTACAACTACGTAGGTGGTGCAGAAGCTCACGTACACTACAGCATCTCTAGCCGTGCTGACCTCATGATGAAAGGTG